TATGGATGTAAGACGCATATTTCCTACTGAGGATCGTTTCCAGCAAAGAAAACTTTCTAATTGGATTTCTTATTTTTCGGGTATTGGGTTACGTACTAATACTTTGTGGGAACAAGAGCGTTCTCGTTTTTCTAGGGAGATGGAAGCACGAGATAAAGATGAAGAATTGCGTCAGTTGAGAAGTAGTATCGACGGGTAGGGACGAACTACCCTATAGTTATGCAGTTCATTTCCCGTGACGAGTGGGGGGCCATTGACTCTGGTAAGAGGTTAAGCGAATTTCGCCGTGTCCCCATAGGTGTAATTGTTCATCATACGACTGGTTCTGGTTCCGCTCCTTGGGATCGCATCCGTCAGCATGACAAGTATCACGTTAAAACTCGGGGCTGGCGTTCTATCGCTTACAACTGGTTGGTTTCTGGTGAGACTGGCGAGATCTTTGAGGGTCGTGGTTGGAAGCAAGGTGCAGCTACGAAAGGGCAGAACTCTAAAACCACTTCCATTTCCTATATTGGTTCGGGTGACGATCTAACTGAAAAGGGAAAGGAGGCGATCCTTACCGTCGTAGAGGCAATGCGGAAAGAGTATGGCGACCATTTGTGGGTCAAATGTCATAGAGATTTCGGCACCACATATTGCCCTGGTGACGGTTTAGCTGACTGGATTCATTCTGGGATGCCGATGACGGATACGCCTACTGCTCTTGATTGGGATGTTCGGTTGGAGGAGATGGAGTCTTTGGGGGTGGATTTCCGTCGTAAACCTTTGCATCGTGGGTCCAGAGGAAAGAACGTGGCTACTTTGCAGTCACGTTTGAATGAACGCATTAACGCACAGCTTGTGGTAGACGGCATTTTCGGTCGAGCCACCCAAAAAGCTGTACGAGAATTTCAAGCTAATTTTCCTATTCGTAAGGACGGGACTGTTGGCCCTGTAACTTGGCGGTACCTTTGGTCTGTCTAAGGAGATATTTTGTTTAATCTAGATTTTCTAAAAGATTGTTCTGAACGTGGGTTGGCTACGTTTTGTCAAGCGTTTGCGGCTGCTATGGCTGTTCCTGGGCCTGATTGGTTTGACTCGTTGAAGATAGCTGGTGCAGCTTTTGTAGTGTGTGTAGCGAAGGCTGTTGCGGCTACTCGTGTCGGGGATTCCCGTTCAGGTTCGCTGGTCGGCTGACGTGTCGGCTGAGGAAGAGCAAGCCGAATGGGATGAGTGGAACGAAGAGTACGGCTATCTTGCCTCAGAAATTTATACTGACATAAAGAACACTTCACACATTTTGGATGTGTCTGACGGGAATCATGCCAAGTGGCATGATGACTCGTTGGCTGTGATGCTGGTTCTTCCGTTTGAACATGCGATGGCGTTCTCTGCTGAGTCGTTAATGAACGACTTCGAGAACAGCCCTTTGCATAGTCATGTGTTCGCAATTATCAGTGGCCTGATCCTTGCGTCTGCTGACGTTATGGATGATTCAGACTATGAAATAGATGAGTAGAAAAGTTAAATGATCTCTAACTATTTGGTGTTTATTTAACGCTCGTTTAAGTTTTCTTAGGATGTAGTCACGTTTACGTGCCACTGTTGTTTTGGGTAGCTGAGTTAGTCGTTCGACTTGTCTGAGGCTGAGGCGTTCAAATAACAGAGCGTTTAGTAACCAGATCTCTTCCTCGTCTAGTTCATCGAAGGCGTCCAGCACAGCTTCTTGTAGCTGTATGCGTTCTTCTTGTGATTCTTCTAGGGCTGCGTGTGGTTCTGCTTCTTGAAGTATTTCTATTTCAGTTTGTTTTTGTTTCGGATTCCCTTGTGCTTTCCATGAAAGATCAAGAGGATCAAAGGGAAATTCCTTCTTGACCATACACCCATGCTACGTCTGCTGGGATGGCGTAGTATTCCTTACCTTCTGGAAAAACTTTTATTTGAGATTGAAGGCATAAGTCTCTGACTGTATGGAATCTGAGGAACGTGTGACGTTCAAAGAATGAGTCGTACAGGAACAGTAGAACTTCCATTTGTTCATGCCACCAAGCCAATGAATTGAGTTTGTCTAGTTTCATGTGGACTTCTTGGCTGCGTCCGAAACCTTGAACTTCGACTAAATACTTTTCGGTGAGGTAGTCGGGGGTGTAACAGATTTGTGTGGGTACTTTATCTAGTCTGAATGGTGGTCTGTTCAGGCCGTACCGTGCGTATGGCCACGGTGCTGCCTGTTCAAATTTGCCTTCGGCTAGGTCACCCATTTTGTTGAGGCGTTCAGAAAAATCCAGGTCTTGGAATTTCATATTTTCTCTGCTTCTATCCAAACTACATCTCTGTCATTTAAGATGACGCCTGCTTTTTGTAGCCCGTCGGCAGCTAGTTTGACGTAGTTGTCTAGGTCGCCTCTGAGTTTGGGTTTCTCCCAGTCGGGAAGGGGTGTTATTTGTGCGATTGTTTCTTCATTGTTGAAGAACAATCGCAGCTTGACTGGCCCATCGAACACAGGGAAGTCGTCGCCTACAGCTTCTACGATACGGTTTTCTGCTTCGACTGTTTCTTTGGGTGTGTAGGCACGTCCGTTACGTGTCATTCGTGGACGGCCCTTTGTTCGGGGCCGTCCTTCTATCACTATTTCGTAGGTTTCAGGTTTTTTACTCATAGTCGCTCATACATCCACAACCACCCCATTCAAGTAGGTCTAGTTGGCCTGTGTCTTTGGTTTCTATTCTTTCTCTGAAAGCAGCAAGAGTCATGGGTTTGCTGGTCCCTCCTCGTCTGTCTCTGAGAATGGAAACGTTTACATCTAGGTGTTGGCGTAGCTCTTCTTCTTTTTCTTCCCATTCTTTATATCTTTCAGGAAGTGCCGTTAAAGCCCACTTAAAATGTGCGTGGCCCGCTCTTACGCACAGTCCTCCACAGTTGTTGTGTGGTGCGCCTAATGCGTAAAGTCTTGGAGGTTCAAAGTCGAGGCTTTCTATCAACTGATCTGCTTCTTCTTTGTCTGCTACGGGTTCCCATAGAAGAGGAAAATCGACTTCGTATGGTTCCCAGTGTTTTGGTATTCGTTCAGCCCGATGAGCTTCTGTCCAGTCGATGCCAAAATGAATAGTTACATTGGAAGGTTCGCTGTAATTCTCGTCTACCCAACTGCGACTTATTTCTTGTTTAAGTATTCTTGAACAGACGGGAACTCTGTTGTTGCCTAAGAATCTAGTGTCCTTAAAGACTTCCCAAATGTCTCTTCCGTCGCATACTTCGATAAGAGGGAGATCTAGTTTAGATGCTCCTTCCCTAAGGAAACGGTAAAGATCTTCGTCCTCTGTTTTGGTGTCAGAGAATAAAAGAACAATGTCATCTTGTGGGTAACGTTCTTTTACTTTGTGAGCGACCAGAAAGGATGCTTTCCCTCCTGAGTACATCACAATATGTTGTTTCATTTTAAGGTTGCTCTTCTTTGAGCGTCATCTACCAGCCGTTCCATTTGTCGGTCGCCGTCGCGACGGCCCATAAATTTCGGGCCTTCGGAATACCATTTACCTAGTTGTGAATCTAGGTCGTTGGTCCATGACATCACATCACTTCGATCAAACCCTGATTCAAACATGGCTCGTGCGAAACGGTTTAAGAATCCGTGTCGTCCTCGCCCTGCTCCGTGTTGCCTGTAATAGTCCACTGGCCCGTTACGGTACATCATTAACGCCAACCCTCGTAGGCGTGAACCATCTATTCGCATGAGTGGTTCTTTGCTGTAATCTCGTGGGGGTGGAAGATCAGGTTCGGGATCTTGGTATAGCTCTGCTGCTCTTTCTAAATCTTCTAGTGGCGTTCGTTCTGCTTCGGCTTCTATTATGAAATCCCAAATGTCGTAGGTTTCTCCTGTTTCTGGATTGACCATGACTTGGCGACCGTAGGGTCGTTCTCCTCCGTATGGGAGACGTATGTAATTTCCTGGTGGGCCGTCTAGTGAATCTGATTTAGGATATACAGCGTCGTAGTCTCCGCCTGCTAGTTGCATTACCCCTTGTAGGGCTTTACGCATCAGGGGAACGGGTACCCATTCTTCTGTAAATACCCATACGTGGTATCCCTTGCTTCGAGATCGTTCCAGCCATGCTGTGATCCCTAGAGCAGAGAATAAAGTGATTGCGTTTTTAGCAATAATTTCTGAGTCGATGTCGCCTTCGTCTATGTCGATGGCTCCCCAAGTACACATCCATAGTTCTGGACGCATGTCAGGGTAGACGGGTCTGGCACCTGTCTCTGAGTCCGACTGTATGAACCCTGCGGGGCCACCTTCTTGTTTGAGAGGGTCGTAGACCATCGGATAAATTCCGATCATCTCAGAGCCTTCTAGGTGTCGTTCGAGCAGTTCCGTTGATACGGGTACCCATCGGCAACCGCCTGCGTCTGTTCCATACGCATACGGAAAGCCCTGAAAGACAATTCCAAATACTTTTGCTGCTGCGCTATCCATCGAACGTGCCTTGTTCCCATGTAACTCCTGGTTCTAGGATACGTCCACTGGTATCTATGGTGAGGTTTACCTCAGCTTTTTCCCCATCTCCAGCCTTGTTTTTCCACAGGCCAGCAGAAACTTCGTCCTCATAATGGGCACGAGTTTCCTCATCTAGGTTGGTGTCATCCCATCTACGCCACGTTTCAATTAAGAAATGGCTTTCACTTGTGGATGCGTACCTGCCAGCTTCGATACCGCCAGCTTTGCCACGGTTACCTGTACCTCTGCCTGACTGATGGATAATGATTCCCACCAGACGCCAGTCAGATACCAGTTGCTTAAACGATTCAATCTTCGCTTGGACGCTAGCTGCGTCACCAGCTTCGCCACCTCGTATCAGTTCTAGGAAATCGTAAACCAAAACTTCTGGTCGTTTGCCTCCCCACAGAGTGGTGGATGCAATCCGTAACGCTTTGTCTAGGTCATCGACACTCATGCCAGTGGATTCAAAATGCAAGTTAGTTTCATCTTGCATAATTTGTTCCACCCGTTCCCACGCCGTCGCATCCTCACGGATAAGACGGTTAATCCATTCACGCTGGTCATATTCCAACCGAATAGATGAGTAACGACCCCAAAACATTGTTTCTGTTTCGTCAGGGCTTACCCAGAGGGTGCGATGTTTACGGTTCTTTGCCACCATGTTCATGGCAAGCAATGTTTTACCTGTATGCGATCTACCTATCAATGTGACCAGTTGCCCTGGTCTTGCTCCTCCGAGTGTGGCCTCATCAAAGGCTCGTACTCCGAAGCTCCATTCGTTGCCAGCACGTAGGTCGTGCCGCATCCGTCGTACTTGTTCCCCTTTAGGGGTGAAGAGTCTGCGTAGATCTTCGGGGCTTACCCCTTCGACCTGTTCTGGTTCAGCGGCAGGAGGTTCGGGGGTGGACGCAGTTCCCACCCCCGTGACGAGTTGCCTCGCCTCCTCCATGCTGATTTCTTTAGGCACTTATTCCTGCAAGCCAACCGTTAGGGTCAACTGGTTCAGGACGTTCAGGCCATGACCAAGAAGTGTTCTTCTGTAGCGCTGCGAAGTAACCACTCTTACCTGCTAGTGGGTGATTACCGTCACCTTGCCCTACATATGACTGTCCATCTTCACCGATTGACAGTCCCTTCTTTAGTTTGAAATCTCCGAGTCCGCATTTACCTGCTTTTGTTGTCGGAATGTCTTTACCTCGCATTGAGTCAGCCCAATAATCTTGAGGAAATTGGCGCATCCCGTTTTGAAACAGTTTACGTACTGCTTGATTGTCCATGAACGCTGAGTCTTTCGACGCATACACGATCCCTGCATTCTTTTCATTTAGGAATATTTTATGTATGTCGTTGTACTCTTCGTCATCTAGGTACAGCGAACCACCTGCTTTTCTTGGCGTTGATGTTGCGCCTTGAAATGCTGCTTCAACTTTGGCTACTGCCGCCGTTTCAGTAGCTACCACTGGTGCTACTGGCGCTGCTGGTGCTGCTCCTAGTTGTGTTTTTGTGTCCCCAAGAATGTTCGCTAACGCTGACGCATTATCGGTCAGTGTTGTGAGAATATCTTCGTTGGGGTCTGTCGCATTTGCTGTTACTTGTGCTGCTGTCAGTTCGACAGCACCTTTAAGTACAACTTGTGCTTCTATGCTCGCACGTTCGTGCGGTTCCATTGGCTTAAATGCCATTACTTTGCGCCTCCTATGATTGCGCCTTTACACCGTGTCCACGCTGGACACCATTTCTCAGAACACCACCACCCGTCATCACCGAGAGGATATTTAGTCATCTCGGATTCAACGATGTGGCATAGCCCTAAGACCTTTTGACGTAGCCATTCTGTGTGGCTTTTGTCGCGAACTATATCCATGCGACCTACACCTTTGGGATGCATGATCGCATAAGAGAAATTAGGAATATCTTTTGCCCAGCAGTAGGCCATTGACTGAACATCCCACCGTTCGTACTGCCATCTGTCTCTGCTGTAGTC